TTCTCCACATAAAAAACATCATATACTTCTATTAGTATACAATAGATTCTATGATGAAGTACAATACCTAGGTAAACGTGCAACCAAATACGATGACACAATTGATCCAACCCTCTGATCCACAATACTTTACCCATACATCAACAGAACCATACGATAGACATCATTACATCCTACATTACAAGGATAATACACAACACAAATACACTGATTGGCAAGACCTCTACCTTAAATGGTTTCAAACTCCTAAACAATTCTTATCTCATGTTGAAGTGATAGATATCCCGTCATCTAAAGGATTTAAATGACGTTCATTACTATTTGTCAAGACTTACTATCACAAGATGATTGCACACAATTAATTGATCATTTTAAACAAGATAATAGAAAGAAACCAGGTGAAACTGTAGATGGTAATCTTGAATCACAATATGATAAGATATCAACAGATCTATACTGTAATCTCTTAGATCCATTAGATCAATCATACAATAAACTCATACTACCAGCAGTTAAAACATTAATACAACAAATTAAAGATGAATACCAATTCCTTAATTACTGTGGTCTCTGGCAAATAACATCTGATTACAACATACAACACTATACTGATCAGCAAGGATACTTTACACCACATTGTGAACAAGGTTCCTCATATCCATACAGAATGATGGCATGGACCATATACTTAAACAATTCACCATGTGGTACTGAGTTCCCATATCAAGAGATGATAGTTAATGCAACACAAGGTCAAGGTGTTATCTGGCCAGCATCTTGGACACACCCACATAAAGGTGTTACACCTAACATAGGACACAAATACATTGTAACAGGATGGTGTGAATTCTTTCAACCTGATATTATGCCTAGACTATCTGAACCATGGTCTGATCATGCTCTCCGCACCCCTCCACAACAGGGATCTTAAAGATACTCATGGATACTACCCAACTCTTTATTAATCATTAAATTAATATAGTGTAGGTGCTCGGTAGTTACTGTCAAGATGCTGTGAAGGTACTCTGTAGACGCTGGCTTAGCACGCTACCTACCGAAAGTCCAGCAAACATGTGCCAGACCTCAAAGTGGCACAGAAACCCTCAGAATCCCTCCTAGGTGCCTTATAATAATTGGAGAAACAGAGAAAACTGAGTTTTTGAGATTTTTGAGTTTTTCAAAGTTTCTATTTTCTCAGTTTTTTGTGTTTTTCCAATTATTAAACGTTAATCTTTAATGGAACTCGTGCAAATCTACACAGAACTAGCATCAACTGCGGTAAGTAGTGTTAAAATTGATGAAAAACTAGTTAAAATCGTGTATAATAGTAATACTGACAAAGAATATACATTCAACTGTGATAATACAGATGAATTCAATACTAAACTGTCAAATACACTAACAAACAAAGAATCAGTCGGTAGATTCATCTCTTCCAGTGTAAAGGAAGGATTGATTGTACCATCTAAATAATCACTCACCCACTGTTATTCAGTAAGATTTAATTAGAACGATGAGTAAGAAGAACTATCGCGGTAATACTGATTATCGCGATGAATTGCGAGATGAGTTTGAAGACTTCGGATACAATGTCAAGAATGTGAAACGATCCGCTAAAAAGAAGGTAGCAAAGTTCAAACGCGAAATCAATGACTATGATGACAGTTATTAAAGTGGCACAGTAGGACGGCACAGGACTCAAAATCGTGTATTGTATAGGAGTCGTCAGGAAATCAGCAATTGACAGTCCAAGTCGTCAAGCACTCATTCTATAAGATTGAGATTGATACGCATGAGTCCCCACAGCATCCGATCATCTATTTTCGCAAGTGTGGCAAGTGTACGACTCACAAGGGCATGGATCGTCAGCATGATCGCATTGTGATGGAGACCGTAGAGGCATGGCGTCCATTCTCCCAGCAAATCCGTCGTTACACTGTATCACGGGTGCCAGCAGACGTGGTAGTCAAAGGCGAACTACGTGCCGCCTGACGAACCGTCCACTAGGGGTTGCATTTCAACCCCATCTCTGCCATACTATGAAAGTACCAAACAAATCAAGCATGTTCACTCTCGCTCACGCTGCATCACTCAACGCATTCATCAACGAAATGTCACCCGATCTTGAGATGTGCTGCGACTTCATTGAGTCACAGGGTCTTGAGTTGTCGGATAAAGTTATTGAGCAGATCAGCAGCATCCTAGAGTTTGCCAACGGTTGATCTCCTCTTTCTTTCATACTCACCACACTAACTAACATCACATGCGTAAGATTGAATCCTTGATGAACACTGCTATCAAGAACAACTCTAATTGGTCTCGTGCTAATACCAGTGTCGTGACTGAGGACGGTGTGTCTACGGTACGTTTGCATGGTAACAAGATTGCTGAGGTAGGTGAAGCATTCGTGCGTATCTTTGACGGTGGATGGCAGTCTAATACCACCAAATCACGTCTCAACGCTATCATCAACGAGTTCTGCAACGCATACACTGACGGTGTATTTCAGAAGGACTTTGCATGGTACATCAGGGACAATAAGGTAACTCACGACTTCTCCAACGGTTACGAGTTTGTTGAATTTGCATAATTAACAAAACTCGGGAATTGCAACTTTTGCGGTTTCCGAGGTTTTTCGTATTTTGTACTTTTAACAATTTAATTAAATGCCACTAATACCGACTAGTTGTAATGATGAACTATTCCCATGGTTTTTATGGATTGTCGGTAAAAAGGTAATAAAATCTATTAAACTAGTATAACTATTACCATACTATAGTAAGTGTTACTATGACTGTAGAAGAAATGTATCAAGAACTCAACGATCAGTTAGAGGAAGATAGTGACACAAACTACGATGATAGTTGTATGTTTGATGCAGACATTGATTATACAACACAATCATAGTATATTGGAGATCAATTGTGACACTAGGTAAACTGGCACAGCACCACTTGATTTTCAATCAATCATCTGTCATACTACGTATGTTAACACGAATTGATTCAATGTTTGACGAAATTCAAGACATGCAAGGTGAAATCTTTGACGTGCCAAACATAGAAACTGTTCTCGTTGAAGATGAGAACGGAGAACTAGGAGTTGACCTCACCGACATCAACAACTAATGAAACACGAAGTAACACTATTCGTTGCAGGCACTGTATTTAAAGAACAAGTTGTTGCCCGTGACTATCAAGAAGCGAAGCAAGTTGCCATCGCACGTAACCCTAACGCTAAGGTAGTTAGTGTTACTGCCAAGTTTAACTAAGTAACACAAACTAGTCAGCTGCCCCGACCAATTGACTAAGTGGCACACAAAACAGGCACAGCGTCCCAGATCGTGTATTGTAGACACATGAACAAATTCAAAGACCCCTGCACCATTGCCCTTGAGACCGATGAGGTGCTCATGAACATCCACAACCCCTACGTGGCAAACCTGGTTGAGATGGGATACGATCGCGCAGACTGTGAGATGGTCGCTGCTGCTGGTCGTGATGCCACGTATCCTCGCACCATCTACGGTCGGACCTTTGACACAAAGGCAGAGTACGATGAGGCACTCGCTGACTACCTGAACGGACTGTGAACATGTACGCAATTCAACCGAAGACGTGGGATCGCCTTGATCCTCACGGGTGTGACTATGCAACCAACATGACTGACGCCTATGCATACGCGAGGGAGTGGAAAGAAGATTGTACCATATGGAAGGAAGGCACCAAGGCGTGGATGAAATGGATGTATGTGACAGATGAACAAGTGTCATCAGCAGGGTAGTCAGGGACGCCCTGGGCTGTATAATTAAAACAACAAAGCAAACGAACCACATGACCGACACCACCTACAACGGTTGGGCAAACTACGAGACCTGGAATGCATCCCTCTGGATGCAGAACGATGAGTTCCTGTACAACACCGCTAGGGCATGTGTCAGATTCGCAGGAAGCGAGAACCCATGGACCAAGTTCGTCCGCTGCATGACAGATGGGCAGATCGGTCGGATGCTCGGTGAGACAGCAGACGGCGTTAAGTGGAATGACCCCGCCATTGATGAGGATGAGATGGTTGAGATGATGCTGGAACTCGTTGAAGATTGAGGGGTCACCCCTCCCCGTGCTACAATACCAACAACACAAAATCATTTCATGCGTTTCCCTATCACCCTCACCGAATCCACATCGGTTGACTCCATGACCGTCAACCCACTGACCGGAACGATTCGGGTGCTTTGGTTCAACTCCGATACGACGTACCGCTACGAGAACATTTCCCGACGCTCCATTCTTGCATTCCTGTTGGCGGGTGATCGTAGCGTGGGGCAGTGGGTTAACTATGTTACCACGAGACGACCTGCAAAGCGTCGGATGGCAATCAATTTCGGAACTGTCCCATCAGAGGCGACGGGGTGGAACTAATCCCCTATACTAGGGACATGGAAAACAAATCAATGCAACGAACCGGTTTCTTCATCCACAACGAGAACCCCTCCCCTCTGATGCAGAAGGTCATGGAGAACATCCAACGCCAGCATCAGGCAGAGCATGAGTATCGCATGGCAGTGAGAGCAGGACGCATCCAACCTGTCCAATCTACCAACTGGAACATCAGCGACAGACATTAGTCCCTGACCCTGTAGACTTTACTCAAGAAACAAAACCACTTCATCACATGCAAGGTTACAAGAGAGTCAACGAACCCGGCGGCATCTACATCATCGCCGCTCGCTGTGAGCACTTTGAGGCAGCAACCGACATGATCAAGATCAAGATCGGTTTGGCATACAAGGGTAAGCAAGGCACCATGGAACGTGCCCTTGAGCATAAGACATCCTGCCCCGACAACCTAGAGATGATGGCACACTTCGCCGTGGATGACATGACTACCATCCCCATGCCAGAGGACACGATCGGTGGCGTTCATGAGATGGAGCGTTACCTTCATGCACTCATGGTGGCATACGACTGGGCACACATCGGGCAAGGCACAGAGTGGTTCGCTGTTCCCTCTGACATCCTGAGCAATCCAGACAAGTGCCCTGAATTGATCAAGGTCATCAACGATGCACCCAAATGGAATGAGGTGACATGCTTCCAACGCTTGGGACAAAACACCAACACGACCAAGCGATCAGCAAGAGAAAAGAAGATAGACAGGGCAGGCAGAGTCTGAGAGTATACCACAGAATGCCCCCGGCAAGAGCAGGGGGTTGGCGTTTCCAGCAAAAACCGGTAAGTCCCTAACCTACAAAAGTATCCCAGCGACCGATAAATATATTTGAAAATGGTTTTTTAAAAACCTCAAAACCCAAAAAAATTTCCCAGCAAAAAAATGACCGAAAACCTCGTTATCACTGAAGAGACTGTTCTAGATGATATGAATAATCCATTGAAGAAGGACCCCCAGTTTCAGTTAGCAGTGCAGCAGCAACAGATCAATAAGATGGCAGATGTAATCCAAGAGATGGCGGAGCGTCTTGTAGGATTGGAAGCGAAAGTAATTGAACTTGAAGGGTTAATGAGATTCCCTGATGGGGAGAATCCATTGGACAAGTACCCTGAAGTATCTGGGAGGTTGAACGTTGCAGGAGCGTAATGTGTATGAAGAGATTCTAAACAACTTTGACGCCTTCTGCGATCAATTTGAGGGAGCAGCAGCAAAAAGATTTTCAGGATTAGATAATGACTCAAGAGAACCAATCAACAACGCAGAAGTTCAACGAGCAACTCCAAGAGCTGCTCAAGAGGTTGACGATGGTGGAGCAGAGGGTATCCAACTTAGAGAACCCCCGATTAATGTACAAGCCACCGTCATCCCAGAACTATCAGACGATAGCGGAGACATTGGATGAACTGTACAAAGCAGTGGAGGAGTTAAGGAATGAGTGATCCACCACCAATACCGGGTGTAGATTTTATAACACCTGGTATGATTGTAGATGGTACTGCAATTGATGCAGCTTCTGTTATACCAGAGCAATCAAATTCAAAGTATCCACCATATCCTATTCAGGGTGCTACAAATTACCCTACACCACTTCCTACAATACGTACCGGTGCCACCAAGGAAGTACCTGCAGGTCTCCCAGTCATTATAGTGAACCCTGGACTACCTCCGGCACCTGTACCGGGCACGTGGGACAATCTAATTCCACCATTACCACCACCATTGGTACGTACAGGTATAACTGGTGTACAGAACCCAGCAGCACGTGGCGTATACATGGATAAGGTGTTAGTCCCTGTCAGTGGCGATGCAGTACAAGCCGTAGGCGGGATACCTAATCCTAGACCCTTGACAGGTTTAACAATCTATCCTACAATAATCATTGGTACTAAGAGTTAATTCATGGCAAAAGCAAAATCAGGACTATCGGGTACTTTAGAGATTGAAGCAAAACCGAAGAAGAGTCGTCAAGGTATGGGAAAGCATACGAAGTATGCATCTACGAGTCGTAATGGCGCTAAGAAGCGTTATCGCGGTCAGGGTAAGTGAGTCTCAAAACGCCGAAGCGCCGAGACTTATTGTTTATCTCCCAAGATAAGGAGATGGCATTAATTCAGGAAATGATATATAAAGTGAAGATGTCCGATTGGGATATTCATCCTAGTAAGACATGTTTGCTTTGTATTTCTCCTGATTATTCTAGTATTGTAACCCAGCACCTTTGTCACGGATTATCCATGGACAGAGAGTGCTTTCATGTTGAATCAGTGAACGTTCCGTTTCCTGATGAAGGTGTAGATCCGTATAAGGACATCTTTATATTGAATTATGCGGATTGGGTATTAGACTGGGATAACTTTATCCTATGTGAAGCGGGAGTTATCCGTGGGGGTAACTATACTTGGATCACAGAAGCGATGGAGAAGTTTTCAGACAAGAATTATCATACTCTTTCATTGTGTGAAAACATTCATAGTAAATTTAAAAGCGAATTAGTATCTGAATATTATGACGACAACACAGAAGACTTACACTTCTGGTGGGAACAACCAAACAAACACTGGAGCTACAATGGGTAATCATCATAAAGTTGATAAAGGTCAAAGTTTTATTGATGAAGGAATGACTCTCATCACTGAGACTGATAGTGATAAGTATCTTGACATGGCAGCAAAACGAAATAGGAATAAGCGTAAGGAAGAGTTGTATCCAAACCCAGATAGTGAGATGGGTAAATTTGTAGAACGTTGGAGTCAATGACAAGTACTTCAGGTTTATTAATTAATAAGAAGCAGTTTTTTCCTACTCAACTTCTAGCATTTTGTAATAATCTTAATTTTAAGAAGATGAATAAGAAAATTGCTAACTATGTTATTGAGCAAAGTAAAAAAAATCCGGATAATAAAACATTTTCTTTAGGTGGACATGGGTGGCACTCAGATATTAATTTAACAAATTTAGATTATGATTGGTCTAAAGAGTTACATGCTATGATTATAGGAGCATGTAGTGCGTTTGCAGGACGTGATCTATTTGAAGAAAAATATATTCTAGAAACTTGGGCAATAAAACTAGCTAAAGGTGGTTATTCAAACTACCATAGTCATCCTGGTTTCCGTCTAAGTGGTGTTTACTATGTAAAGGTGCCGAGTACTTGCGATGAAAAATCCGGATCAATTGCATTCCCTGATACAAGAGCAGGAGCTATGGGTAGTACGTTTGAAATGCCAACTTTGAATTTTAAGGCAAGTGAAGGTGAAGGTTTAGTTTTTGAAAGTTGGTTACCTCATTACGTAACTCCACATAATGGAGACGAGTGTAGGATTAGTGTTTCATGGAATATAATTTGGGAAGATCTCGCTAAAGATTCAGCTCCACCATGGGAAGATATCGCTAAATAACTATTGACTCCGTATACTCTTAATGGCAACTTCTAATCTCACGTTTAGAGATGTCAATATTACTTTCAAAAAACACCCTGTTACTGACGATGTAGTTGTCAGTAAAGATAATGCTGCAATTAAACAAGCAATTGTTAATTTAGTACTTACAAATAAGGGTGAGCGTTTATTTAATCCTGATTATGGTTCAGACATTAGATCATTTTTGTTTGAACCTTTGGACTATGCAGTTGCAGGTATTATTAAACGAAATATGCAATTGTCTCTAGCAAAATACGAACCTAGAATCGCCGTAACATCTATTAGTTGTATTCCCAACTTTGAAGATAACGGTTTAGATGTTGAAATGACGTATGAGATAAGAGGAACAGAAGTCCCACCTGTTCAAATAGAGTTCTTCCTGTCTAGGACGAGATAATGCCATATACTCAATTAAACAATCTAGATTTCACCGAAATCAAGAGTACTCTCAAAGATTACATGAGATCACAATCGGATTTTACCGATTATGATTTTGAAGGTTCTGCATTAAGTCAGTTGTTAGATGTATTGGCATACAATACGTACTACACGGCATTTAATGCCAATATGGTAGTCAATGAACTATTCCTAGATTCAGCAACGCTGAGAGACAACGTAGTATCGTTAGCGAAGCAATTAGGGTATACTCCCAAATCAATTACATCACCAAGTGCAGAACTTGGATTTTCTGTTACATTTCCAGTTTCAGGACCCGCTTCAATTAAATTGAAAGCAGGAACTGGATTTGTAACTAATTACGATAAAACTCTTTATCGTTATGTTACACTAAAAGATATTAAAGTTCCGGTTGTCAATAACGTTGCAACGTTCTCTAATGTCCTTTTAAATGAAGGATCATATGTATTGAGTACATTTACGTATGATGGATCATTAAAAGATCAAAAATTTAAAATTCAGAATTCAGCAGCAGATTTAAATACATTAATTGTTAGAGTGTATGAGTCTGCTGGTTCTAGTGTCTATGAAGAATATAAGAAGTCAGATAATATTCTTCAAGTAGGAAGTGAAGATAAAGTATATTTCATCAATGAAATTGATGATGAGCAATATGAGTTATTTTTTGGGGATGGCATTCTCGGCAAAAAATTAACTGACGGAAATGTAATTGAAATAAGTTATATTTTAACAAAAGGTTCACAATCTAATGGTGCAAAGTCATTTACGTTTAGTGGTGTATTCTTAGATGAGAATGATATTAAAGTATCATCACCATTTGCTGTTAATAATATTGTAACAACTTCTAATGCACAAGGTGGATCTGCAATTGAAAGTATTGAAAAGATTAAATTCAATGCACCAAAATTCTATGGTTCTCAGAATAGAGCAGTAACATCAAATGATTATTCTGCTATTGTAAGAAATTTGTATCCTGCAGTGAGTGATATCATTGTATTTGGTGGTGAGGATCAAGTACCACCTGATTATGGTAAAGTATTCATTGCTGTGAAACCAACTGTAGCAAATTCTTTATCTTCAGTAACTAAGAAAGAACTAACGGATAAGTTAAGGAGTTATACAGTTGCTTCTGTAAAACCTGTGTTTTTAGACCCATCTATTCTTTTTGTTGAAATTAATAGTAAGGTTTACTTTGATGGTGCTAAAACTAATCTTCTTCCAGCTGAAGTTGCAGCAAAAGTTTCAACTGGAGTTAATGAGTACTTAAAAACATCAAGTACCGAAAAATTTAATGGTAAGTTTAGATATAGTAAATTCATAGGTGTAATTGATAGTTCTGATCGTTCAATCAATTCTAACATTACAGAAATTACGTTAAGAAAAGATTTTTATGCTCAAATCAATGCATCTTCTTTTTACGAAATTTGTTATCAAAATGAATTCTTAAAAGATTGTGATAATCCAGTTGTAACATCTACTGGTATGACTGTTTTTGAACATCCCAATTACACATCGTATTTGGAAGATAGAGATGGCAAAATCGTCCTATATAGACTAGATTCACTAACTGGAGATAAAATTCTCCTAAACGATTCTGTTGGTGATGTTGATTATGTCAAAGGTGAGATTAAATTGTATGACTTCACTATTCTGAAAGGAACATTCTCAGACAATCGTATTGAACTGAGAGTAAAACCATCCAGTAATGATGTTGAAGTTAAACGTGAAGTATATCTAGACGTAGATATCTCAAAGAGTACATTTGTAGCATACAAAGAGTAGTAGTAGATGGTCAAAACTGCTAATAAAATCTCATATCTAGTTGAGTCACAATTACCGGACTTTATTAATGAAGAGTATGAACTTTTTAGTAAGTTCATACAAAAATATTATGAGCAATTAGAATTACAAGGTCAACCGGTTGATATCATTGCGAATCTTCAATCGTATCGTGATATTGATTTTTACGAAACGAATATTCTTAAAGAGTCAACTACCATTGTTGGATCTTTAGGTGAATTAAGCACAACAATTACTGTTGCTGATGCAACTTCATTTCCTAAGATTGGTGGATACATCAAAATTGATAATGAGATTTGTTTTTATGCAGAAAGAACAGATACTCAATTTTTAGAAGTAAGTCGTGGTGTCAGTGGTAATACTACTATTGGTGATCTTTATAATAGTAGTACTTTTGTAACCACACAAGCAGATACTCATGTTAATGGGTCTACTGTACAAAATATTAGTAATCTATTTTTATATTCTTTAGTTAAAAGTTTTGAAGCACAATACCTTGCAGATTTCCCTGAAGCATACCTGAAGGAAGGAGTTGACAAGAGAACTTTACTAAAAAATATTACCGATTTTTATAGAGCAAAAGGAACTGATAGTTCTATTAAGTTTCTATTTAAATGTTTAATTCAAGATGATCCGAATCCTGATGTTGCATATCCAAGAGATTTTACGTTAAAGTCATCGGAATCTAACTGGATTCAATCATATGCATTAAGAGTAAAAATTCTTAATGGAGACCCAAACGACTTAATTGGAAAGCAGATTACTCAAAATGTAGAAGGTAATTATGCATCTGCAGTTGTAGATAATGTCAAATATAGTGGTACTTTTGATAATGAAGAATTATATGATATTATTCTAAACGAATCTAGTGTTAATGGAAATTTTAATTCATCTTTAAAGACTCAATTAACAAGTCCTATATCTCCATCAACAACTGTTGGTGATAGGGTAAATGTTTTTTCTACAATGGGTTGGGAGACAAAAGGATCTTTTGTAATAGGATCTGAAATTTTTACATTTGAAGAAAAAAATGTAAATCAATTTGTAATTAAAACAAGAAACGGTAATGGTTCTTATCAACCTGAAACAACTGTTAGTTATAACCTAGAAGTATCTTCTGGTAATATTCAACTACAGGTATTTGGTCTTTTATATGGACTAAACAATTCTGTTGAATCTCCATATTCAAATCCTGGAGAATCAGTAGAAATTTCCGAGTCTGGATTTTTAACTAATGATATTAGAATTAATGATGCTCAAAATAATTTAAGATGGGTTTTTAGTGCAGGTTCTGCTGCGGTTGCAGGACTTAACTCAAATGTATCTGCAATTTTTGAAGATGGTAGCGGATATTATATTGCATCATCAGGATTTCCTTCGCATAGCATTCCAACTCCACCTTCGGATGCTCAAGATCAAAAACTACTAAAGATCATCAGAAAGAATCCAATACAAACTACAGAAATTTATAAGACATTATATAGAGATATTGGTATTGCAATTAATGGTATTCCTTTTCTAAGTTACAAAGATGAGGAAGTAGTCAATTCAGGTGCTATTCAATCTATTGCAGTTACATCACGAGGATCTGGATACGTTAAACCACCATTTATATTAATTGACGGGGTTTCTAACTTAGCAAGAACTAGATTAGCAGGTCAAGTAGTTGAGTCTGTTATTGTTGATACTCCCGGAGATTATAATTCAATTCCTACTGTAGAAGTATTATCAGGTAGAAATGCTCAGGCAAGAGCAATTATCACTAATGGTGAAATTACTAGTATTGTAGTTGAAAATGCTGGTGAGTATTATTCTTCTGCACCTGAAGTAAGAATTACAGATTCTGCAGGTAGAGGAAGATTTGCAGTATATCGTGCAGTTGTTACCACTGCAGGTGCTATTGATAGATTTGAGAAAATTAATGGTGGTAGTTTATATTCACAAGAAAATGTACAAGTAGATATTATTGCAGTAGGATCCGGATCTGAAGCAACTGCATCTATCAGACAATGGAGAAAAGATAAGTTTTACAAAAATCAATCTTCTTTAGATTCCGAAAATGGATATTTTTTCAATAACTATGTAATAAATCGTGGTTCTGGTTATGCTTATTATGCAGCACCATCTACTATTAGGTCTGGAGATACTGGAGTAACTCACTCACCTATTATTGGTTTTGCTTATGACGGAAATCCAATCTATGGTCCATTTGGACATCAAGATCCTTTAGATTCTCAAAGTACGATTACTAGAATGACTAGTAGTTATACTAGAAATAATAGTAGATCTAATGGTCCATTAGTTAGTCAATATCCTATTGGAACATTCATTGATGATTTTACGTATATTGCTGAGTATGGTAGTTTAGATCAAAATAATGGAAGATACTGTGTAACACCAGATTACCCAGAAGGAACTTATGCATACTTTGCAACTCTTGATACTCAAGGTGATCCAGTATTTCCTTATATTTTAGGTGATAATTATTATTCTTTACCAGTTGATTCAAATTATAATTCTGAACTTTCACAAGATAATGTTCCAACATTTGCTAAAAGACTTAGAACATCTAATATTACTAAGAATGGAGAATTTGCATTAGCAAAGATCACTGATGTAAAACGAGGTAGTATTAGTTCTGTTTCTGTTTTAGATAGTACTAATAATTTTTCTGTTGGATCTGAGTTAATTATTGATAATTTAGATACTGATGGATTTGGAGCAAGTGCTGAGGTTTCTTCTGTACAAGGAAGATCTGTAGATAGTATTGAATCTCAAGACACCAAAGCATTATTCGTTGAATTAAAATCAATTGCATACTTATTTGATGGGGACACCATTACTCAAAGTGTAACTGGATCTACTGGTAAGATTGTAGGAAATGTATTTTCGGGAACTAAATTTGCCCTACGTGATGTAAGTGGTACTTTTAATAGTACAGATGTATTATCATCTAATGTAAAGGTTATTAGTCTATTTTTAGATAAAAACTCTTCTTATACTAAAGGAGCTACATTAGAATTTACTGATGGTCTTAGTGCTCCAGTAGCATCGGGAGAGGTTTTAGAAACTACCACGAAACAAAACGTCGTAAAAATTAAAGTTCTTACTGGTTCTTTTGTTGTATCTGATACTTTATTTTTAAGAAGTTCA